ACAACAAAAACTTGAAGAATCGTCTAGACAAAACCGTACATGGACCGAGTGGGGACTAGAGGGTCTTGGTTATGATCTAAAAGCAGAACCAGTACTAGAAACACAAGTAGAACCAGTACCAGAAACACCATTAGAACCAGTACCAGAAACACCATTAGAACCAGGACCAGAAGGAGGAAAAAGAAGAACCAGAAAAAATAAGAAAACAAGGAAAGCAAGAAAAACAAAGAAAGCAAGAAAATCTAGAAAGGCAAAAAAATCTAGAAAGACAAAAAAATCTAGAAAAACGCGTTAAAACATATAAAAATATATATATATTTATATATGTATTTGTACTTATTTACTATTCAAATTTTAAAAACATTTAATATATATTTTAGAAAACATATCTTAACTACTTTAGATTCACATGAATATTTATTTATTAATACAATATTAATAGCACTTATCGTATTGTTTTTCTTTTTCTATAAAATGATATTTCATAATTTTAACATTAATAAACTTGTAGGTAAAGTTCAAAAACTTTCACTTTTTCAAATGTTTTTAATAATACTTATTGCAGTAGTAACATGTAGTTCTATTCTTTTTAATATTTACATTGATAAGAACCATAATACACCACTAGTAAACAGACTACTAACCAAAGTGATATCAACAGTATTATTAGTTATAGTAAGTGTTTTTTTCTTTAAAGAAAACTATAATTTAAAGCAATATATTGGTATATTTTTAACTGTTTTAGGTTTATATTTAACAATGAGTAAAAAGTAATATAATCATTATAAATGATATAAGTTTATATTATAACTAATTATTATATGAAGATACTCTCAATTGATGTAGGAATAAAAAATTTAGCTTTTTGTTTATTTGAAAAAAAAATAAATTCAGAGCATTTTGTTATTAGTAAATGGGATGTTGTAAATATTTCTGATAGCAAAGATGCAATTCTTTGTAAATTTATTGAAAAAAATCAACAAACCGCATGTAACAAGCCAGCTAAATTCAAAAAAGATGATTCATGTTATTGTTTAAAACATTCAAAAAAACAAAGTTTACAAATTCCCAATTCAGAACAGAAACCAAGTTTTATCAATAAACAAAAAATACAAAACCTGTATGAAATCGCTGACACACACAAAATAATTTATGACAAAAAAATAAAAAAAGCTGATTTAGCAAAAAGTATTAATCTTTATATAAGCGAACATTATTTTGAAGGAATTGAAAATAAAAAAGCAGATGATGTTGATTTATTTAATATCGGTATTAATATTAAATTAAAATTTAATAAATTATTTGATAATGAAGAAAAAATAGATTATGTGATTATTGAAAATCAGATTAGTCCAATTGCTACAAGAATGAAGACAATTCAAGGCATGCTCGTCCAATATTTTGTTATGACTGAATTACATGTAGATCATATTGAATTTATATCCGCTGCCAATAAATTGAAAGAATGTGATATAAAAGAAAAAACAAAATACAGTGATAGAAAAAAACTAGGTATTACAAAATGTTTAGAAATTATTAGTAATGACTTCAGATTTTCAGAACATGTAAATTATTTCAATACACATAAGAAAAAAGATGATTTAGCAGACTCTTTTTTGCAAGGCTTATGGTTTATTAAACACAAAACTTTTTAAAATATATTACTTCTCAAAATATATTACTTCTCAAAATATATTGATTATTTAAATAAAATAATATATTTAACAATTCGTATGACTTAAAATTATCTATTCTAATAAATAAATAGATATAATGTCGGACATTCTAGATATTACAGATTTAGACCTTAATGACAATAATTTCGGAAGCAATGGTTTTAGTAAAACATCAAATTTTGGTGGAGGTCTAGAATTACTTATGAATGATAAAGTTAAGGAAAGTGGTAAACCAACAAGTGATATTGAACTAGAGGATTTAAATAATTTAGAAAATGAGTTAAATAATTTAGTAGAAGAAATGCCTAGTACCAGTTTTAAACCAAAGTCTGATTTGTTTTCTTCTCCTAGCAGTATATTTGAAGATAAACCATCTGTTAGATTTAGTGATAACGAGATTAACATAGGCGAATCTACCGCACAAACTGCAACAGAAAATAAAACATGGGATGGTTATGGAAAATTCAATGATATTCCTATTAATCCTGATAAAGAAATTCCACTAGAACAAAAAATGAGTAAAGAAGAAATACTTAGAGAGAAGTTTAAGTATTTAAGAAAGTTAGAAGCACTTGAGAAAAAAGGAGTTGAGTTGTCAAAGAAGTACAATATGGATTCATCTCTACAAGAGATGCAAGGAGAATATGAGACTATAATGGAAGAAAAAAATAAACAAAACTCTATTAAATTCCAGGGTAATATGCTTATGGCAGCTATTAACGGTATTGAATTTTTAAATGGTAAATTTGATCCCTTTGATATTAAACTTGATGGATGGAGCGCACAATTTGAGGAAAATCTTGGAGACTACGATGAAATATTCAGTGAGTTGCATGATAAATATAAGAGCAAAGCTACTATGGCACCAGAATTAAAATTACTTTTTCAATTAGGTGGAAGTGCTATGATGGTCCATATGAGTAACACGATGTTTAAAAGTGCTATGCCAGGAATGGATGATATTTTGAGACAAAACCCTGATTTAATGCGCTCTTTCCAAAGTGCAGCAGTTAATTCTATGGCACAAACAAGTCCTGGATTGGGAGGATTTATGAGTAACTTAATGAATCCAGAGCCACAAGTCCCTTCTGGATTTGGACCACCTCCACCTTTGAAAACTCAAGGACCTAACTCAGTACCACCTCCACAAGGACGTCCGGGTAATAATAGTTACTCTAGACCCGATTTGAATTTTAGTAGAAGTAATTTTGTTGACGATGGTATTAGTCTTAGAGAAAATTTTGAAAGACCTGACGTACAAGAGAGAACTAGTAAGAGACAAAATGGACGGCCTGAAATGAAAGGACCTAGTGATATTACTGATATTCTTTCAGGATTAAAAACCAGAACTATTAATATTCAAGAAACCACGCAAACTCAAGAACCACAGAACGTAAATGATAGTAGCACAATTAGTATTAGTGATTTAAAAGATATGCAAGGTGATGGAAATTTACCTAAACGTAGCGGACGTCGTAAAAAATCAGCAAGCAATACTATTTCATTAGATATTTAAATTATACATTGATTTATTTTTATTAATTTCTTAATTTATAAATAATTTTTTATTTATAAATCAATTAAATATATTTATTTCTTTTACTCTTAGATTTATATTTTTTTAAATGTTTTTTTGATTTACCTCCACCATTATATATGTAACCTTCTTTCTTTGCAAAACCATACACTACATTAAGGTTTGCTACATTATAACTACCATTTTTAATATATTGTGCTGTTGGACCCTTTGATCCTAATGGTCTATGAATTGTTACAAAATTATCAGGTATACCTTGTACCTGTTTAAAATCTCTCATTTCTGCACTGCAACTTCCGCTTAGATCTATGTAATAATATCCTTTTGGATGATTTCTATTCCATATAGTTTTTAATTCTTTTGGTACCCCTCTTTGATAACCAAAATATGGACTAAACACCATCATTAAAGCAGCATTATGTGGGTCTGCACGAGTTTCATTTGTTAAAAATTTTATATCTAGGTTATTTAAAAAATTTTGTGGATGTCGCGCAAATTGAGGAGGTGAAGGTTTTATAAGTATCTGTTGACTGTCTATAGGAAATTCAGGACCTAAATATATAAAATCATGATATCTTTGTGTTGCTGACGTGCTAACAACTTTAGCAGCTGTGCTTAAACCTTTGTAAATGAATAATTCTTTTTTTCCATTTGCTAGAATTGAATACAAATGTCCTTCATATAATTCGTTTAATATTGCATCGGGACTTAAATTACTAACATTTTGATGTATACTAGATGATTTATTCATACCATGTTCTCCTATACCATGTTCTCCTATACCATTTTCTCCCATACCATTTTCTTCCATACCATTTTCTTCGCCCAACCAACTATGAACATTACTTGGAGGTTGAACTTGTGATGTGTTTAGATTTTGATTTACGACTTCATTTGGTTCAACTTGAGGATTAGGTGCTACCGATACACTACCTTCTACGGTTTGAGGATGAGTTGCAATTGTAGGTTGATTTACACTCGTACCTTGAGATTGATTTAGGGTTGTCATTTCAATTGCAGATGTATTTTCAGCCATTTATATATATATAATAAATATAAAATAAATATTATATTAAAACATGCAAATACATTTCTAAAATAAATTATTTTATCTTTATTAAATTAATTATTTAAATATTTATCTTTTAATTTAATAATGAAGCAAAATAATAAACCTGTTTCAAAGTTTTCTATGACAAACTGTCATAAAGGAGGTATAAAAATAAAAGAAACGAGTAATAATTACATTGCTGATCCATTTGCAAACGTTAATCCATTTAATATCGTAAAAGAAACAAAAAGTGAAACAATTACATATGATTCTTCATCTTATAACAAATTAGATTTAAATATAGAAAATTATTCAAGAGACGAAATTTATAAGTTATTTGGATTGAATGCTTCTATAAATCTTAATGAAGATATTATTAAGGAATGTAAAAAAATTGTTTTAAAAACACATCCTGACAAATCACGTCTTGATAATAATTATTTTTTATTCTTTACGAAAGCATATAAAAAACTATTGTCTATTTATGAATTCCAAAACAAAACAAAAAATAGTAAAAATGTTGATACAAATGAATATTACGATTCAAATAATAGTTTAATCCTAGATAAAATGTTTGATATGAATACAGAATTAAAAAAATCAAAAAATTTTAATTCATGGTTTAACGAACAATTTGAAAAACATCGTTTAGAAGATCCCACAGAAACAGGTTATGGTAATTGGCTTAAATCTGACGAAGATATTGTTTTTGCACCAACTAATATGACTAAAGATAAAATGGCTTCAGAAATAGAAAAAAGAAAAAAAGAAGTGCAAACTATTTCAACATATTCTGGATTAAGTGATTCATATGCTCCAACATTAGGAGGTTCATCTTTAATATCTTATGACAGTAATTTTACTTCTGGAAATATTTTTAGCAATGATGGAATGGGATATACAGATTTAAAACAAGCTTATGTAGAATCTGTAATACCAGTAACAGAAGATGATTATCATAAAAAACAGAAATTCAAATCAGTTGATGAATATAAAAGACACAGAGATGGTGTAACATTTACACCATTAAGCAAAGAAGAAGGGATGCGACAATTATATAGACAAAATAAAGAAAAAGATCAAGAGTCCGCAGCTTTAGCATTTTATTACGCTCAACAATCAGAAAAAGCAAAAAATAATGAAAATAAGTTTTGGTCCGGCATTAAACAAGTAACGAATTGGTAATAACGTCTTCTTCACTTTCTGTAATTTCTGAATTAATATAAACATTATAATCTTCCCATATTTGGCGACATGAAGGACAAGTTTTAGAACGATAACATAAAACCTGAAACCATTGTATTATAGCAAATTCATTATAACAATTTTGACATTGACTGCAAAACATATAACGTTCATTTGCTTGTATTGGACTATGAGTTATAGGACAGTTATTTCTTTCAAGATCATTTATAACTCTATGCAAAACTTGACTAACATATGGTAAGTTATTTGATAAATCAACAACAGGAATATTTACAATATTGTTTGTATTATATAAGTTATTAATATTAATATTGATATTAGAATAGAGTATAGATTCAATTAATTCATCAATAGGCATTAAACTATGATGGTGAAAGTCTTCTACAAAATGATGACTTGTTGAAAACAAATTACTCAATGTAAAAATATTATTTCTATTATTGTAAACATTAATATTTAATGCATATATTCGTACACTTTGTTTTTGACTTAAAAATTTAAGATTTAAAAAACTGTAATCTATTCTTTCTATATTTAATGAACCAACATAAGAAATAAAAGATTTACTACGATAATCACACTCAACATTAAATGGTATATAAATAATATTTTCATTAATTTTAACACATTTTTCTTTAATTAAATATCTATCAAAATTAACTCTTATAAAGTTATTTAAAAAAAACTGTATTTCACATAAATCATCAACTCTTTCTGTTTCAATAAAGAACCCCTTTATGAATCCATGAAAAGTATTAGTCCTAATTCTAAATTCATTACTTGTTTCTGACGGCTCATTTAAGTTTACTGATACATTAACAGAAGAGATCTGTTGAATAATATTATCACTCAAGTCTCTATAATACCTAGTTATACTAGTGTGTGTTACAAATATTTTACATAGTAAATTATAATTACTAATCAAATTGTCTTCTATATCATTACTAGATAGTAGTGTAAAAGTAATATTATTTTGATTTAACTGATATGTATTAATATCACCAAAAAAAATATCAAATGGCAAAGAAAGATACAATTTATTTCCTATTATTTCTGGTGTTTTTAAATTCCATAAAAGTTGTAATGGTATTTTTAACACATCAGAAGAGTCAATTTTAAAAACTATTGTCATATTACATATACTTGATTTTAACAACCCAATAGATGGATTATCAGGTAAAATAGTAAAAATTAAACATTCTGGAGTTACTTTTGTAACATTTTCATTTTCATTAGATAAATTTAAAATGTTATCAAAAAATGCATATTTTTTATATCCATAAGCCACATTCTCTGTTATATAATTATTATAATAAGTATCATGGTTTGATATTGTTTGAAGAGTTAATGATTCTGTATTCATTTTAAAAATTATATTTAAAATGTTTTTATATAGATTTAAAATAATATATATCTATATATATATATATATATATATTATAGCAGATAAAGTAGTTTAAAAAAATAATTTTAAATTATAATAATAAATTAAAATGGAAAAAGAACCAGAACCAGAAACAGATTCTATTATTTTATTTAAACA